AATATGATTAAGGTGAGATACATTTTCTGGATAATAAAGTGCAGCATCAATATAATTAGAATTTATTAAACTAACTGGATAATATCTTTTAGTAGAACCTATACGAATAACTTTTTTAGTGCTGTCATTATCAAAGCTAAAAAGTCCTGGCCTATGTTTTTTTTTATCAATAAACCATTCTAATTCGTCATAAATATTATATGTATAATTTAATTCTGCTTGCGTGTTTCTTTCTGAGGCAATTACGAAGTCTAAAGTTGCAACATGTGCATTAGTAACACCAACAACTTTATTGTCTATTTCATCTGTTGCCCAAAAACCAAGCGTTCCAACATTGGTGGTTATATATGGTTTTGTTGTAAACCAACTTCCAGAATATTTATCTGGAAAACGACATATTTCTTGACCTCCTTCAAATGGTTCTCTCATTCCATACTGACCACTCAGTCTGGTAACCTGAGTGTTTGTAGAAGTAAAATTAAAATATTCTTGCGGTTGACCATATAAATCATTGTAACAAGCCAGACCTTTTATGGGTTCTGATTCTACAACATCTGTTATTATGTCAATTCCATTTACACGAATAGTTTTTGGTAGTATTTCATCTTTGCTTAATTCGTTTTCATTTAATTTTTTTGTTACATTAAAAACAACGCCTATTTTTCCAGTGTCTATATTGTTTGTGTATTTAAATCCAAAAGAAACACCATGAACATCATCTGGTGTTAAGTCATATAATTCTTGTATTTTATTTTTTATCTCATCAGTTAACTTCATTATTATTCCCAAGCAATATAAATTACACTCATACTTGAAGATGGAGCAGTAGCATCAGTAGGCATTGTCTCAGAACAAGTATTAGCATCTAAGACCCAAGTAGCTACTTGATTAATAGTTTGCATTTTATAAATACATCTCCCATAACAATCAGCACATTCTATGAGCAACAACGAGGCTGCATTTACTGCTGCACCAACATAATTTGGTGAATAAACAGCACCTTGATCTGGAGCACAATCACATGCCATAAACAAACCCGCTTGTGTATATGTAAGTACACTCGTTGCTATTTAATACAGTATACTCTACAGCAACAATGGTGTCGTTTGTGTAAATAATCTCATTCTGCATTGGCAGTTTCCTTTTTATTTCTCTTGAGTTCGTGCAATTCCCTAGTGTTCAACAATATCTGATTAAGTATGTCCATAGTGTTTTCTTGGCTTTTGACCACACTTTCTAGACCATTTTCCAACCTATCTATAAATTTGATGTGTCTATCATGCAAAGGGAGGATGATCTTCTCACCCAACCAAGTAGATGCTCTATAGGTTGTCCAAACAAAGAATATTAAAAAACTACAAGAAACACCTAATCGTTCAATTAATAGGATAAAGTCTTTATCATCCATTGTTCTAACCCCCAAATAATGTAGTTGTGCCTACATTAAATTACACCTAGCTCTTCAATTGTAGTAGCATCTGCGACAGCTTTTCGTCTGGCAGCAAATGAACTAGCCATATTGGAGCGAGCTTGGCCATATTGGAGAAGGAGAAGGGTCATTTCTTGTATAGTGGAGAAGCTAATGGGTGTATTAGCCATACTGATTAGGTGAGGAAGTTCTAAGCCCAATGCTGCTGCCTCTTTTGCAAGAGAGAACACGCCTACGAGAAGTGCTACATCAGAGGGGGTAATGCCTAGATAATAGCCTTGACCAGAATCCCAACCTGTTTTTTCTAGGATGAGCCATTCATTGTTTATAGATTGAAGCTTCCTTGCTTTAGCTTGAGATAACTCATCTGGTTCAGCATCTGGAATATAATCCCAAGCCTGATTAATTAGGTTGGTAATAAGCAAACCTTCTGGCGAGTTAAGGTCTATAGGCATTTTTATGTTTTTACTTACATTGTTTTCATCTGTGGCCATCAGCGTAAACTGATAATTAGAATCACTAACAATTGCATTCAAACTAATATGAGTAAGCATGATTTTCTCCTAAATCTTGATTAAGTAATTAACAACAACACATGGGGGTATTGTATCATGTCGGCTACCGCTACCAGCAGAAGCATTAGATATTGATGGTGTAAATGTATGAGTGTGATCAGTACTAGTAGGCGTAACTGGGTTAATCCCTGCGGAGTCACTACCTCTTACATATGTAGATGCTGTCAAACCACCAGATGAAACACCTGGATCATAGATATATATAGGTTTAGTCGCTGTATGAGTATGACTAGCATTAGTACTCATAGAGCCAGTACTTCCACCGCTAACTGTATTTGCATGACTATGACTAGCTAATTCTGCGGTAGTCAATTGATGCGTTTCTTCGCCAAACCAAGCACCTAAAGCTCTTGCGGTCATGGCCGTTCCAGAGGTCACACCTGTGCCAGAGGCATTTAAACCAACCCCAGTTCCAGCCCCCATAGGCAATCGGCCTCTAAGGTCGGGTAGGTTAAATGTTGTAGATCCATCCCCAGTGCCGTAGGTTGTTCCAATAGCAGAAAATAAGGAACTATAAGTAGTTCTTGATATTGCATTACCATTAGCTAGTAACCAACCGCTAGGTGCTGTAGTTGTGACAACTCCCGCACTCACTGTTTGAGTAGCTGTACCGGCATACATTTGCATCGAGCCAGCAGGTAATGCAGAAATAACTGTACCGCCCACCCATGCTGTGCCACTATAAACCCAAACCTTATTATTATAAGTGTAAGTCTGGTTGGTGGTCGGTGATGAAGGAAAATCTATTGGCATAACTTCCTCAAGAGTTAAGTAATTTTCGGATCGCTTTAATTTCTGCTTTAGTTAAAAAAGAATCTTCTTGCTCTTTATCACGCTGCTCCCTATCCGCTTTGCGTTTCGATTTTTCCTCTGGAGTGATGTCCTTGACTTTGGTTTTCACTACCCATTTACCTTTAACTTTTTTCGGTGCTTCAACTTCCGTGTCTTGCGTGAGGTAGTCGATTGGCGGTGTGTCCTCAATTTCAACCATGACATAGGTGCTACCTTCAATCTCCCCGCCATGCCAGCCTTCTGCAAAGGAGGTGTTTGGGTGGTTCTGGTGTGGATAGGATGGAAACTCTAAGATTGTATCACCGTTTATTTTTGCGTACTGCATGAGTTAGCTCCTATTAAAGATTGAGATGGTGTTGCTGTCTGGATTAACTGTGTAAACATTCGCATTATCGGTAGAGATGCAGACCATCCTAGGAGATGAACCCGTAGCTATGGTTCCGGCTGAAGTTAAACCTCCAGTAACAATGTTTCTAGTATACATTTTAAGATGGTTGTCTGTCTGGCTAGACTCATAAACACTTTTCCCATCTTGGCTAATGGCTATACCTTCTGGGTATTGTCCTCCTGCAATGGTATTAGTGCCACTTAAAGCCCCAGTGCTCGTATTTCTAGTAAATATTGAAATAGTCGAATTATTATAATTTGCTGTATAAACATTGGCACCATCCGCAGAAATGCAAATGTCATAAGGCCGTCCTGTTCCTGTGGAAATAGTGCTAGTGCCACTTAAAACCCCAGTGCCCGTGTTTCTAGTAAATATTGAAACTGACTTTGCTCCAGAACTATAATTTGCTGTATAAACATTGGCACCATCCGCAGAAATGCAAATGCCAAAAGGGGCAGTTTGAGTAGCTATGGTTCCGAGGCTAGTCAACGCACCAGTACCAGTATTGCGACTATACATTGAAACTGTGGAAGAAGAGTTATTTGTAACATAAACGCTAGTACCGTCTGCCGAAATGCAAATAAGGCTAGGGAATGCTCCCGATGCAATCGTTCCACCAGATGTTAATGCCCCAGTGCTAGTATTGCGAGTATAGATTTGGACTGTGTTATTTGCAAAATTTATTGCATAAACTGATGTTCCGTCTGTGGAAATACAAATTCCAAATGGGTTTGTTCCCGATGCAATCGTTCCACCAGATGTTAATGCTCCAGTGCTAGTATTGCGAGTATAGATTTGGACTGTGGCATTACCATAATTACATGCGTAAACTGATGTTCCGTTTGTGGAAACGCACACCCCTAGAGGATAAGATCCAACCGCTATCGTGCCCGCTGCCGTCAACGCACCAGTAAACACTCGGCCCCTACTCACACCCATGATTTTTCTATTAATAGGCATGTTAGAAATTCTGGCCTCCTGTCATCGCATACCAAGTCGTGCCACCATCCCATGTGGTTAGCACAAAGATGTCAACCTTTTGACTCGTAGATGTCAGGGTTGGGGCTGTTCCGCTAGGCCATTTAACAGAAGCTGGCCAAGTCACAGCCCTAGCAGTGCCATCCATCGTGAAGGCTAAAGTGAGTCCGTATGCGGTTCCAGAGGCTGGAATATTGCTGAAAGTGATGCTTGTAATCGCTGCGTTGAGCGAAACATGGAACACATTACCACTTGAACAATTTAAGCCTAACACACCACTGGCAATCGTTGGTGCAGTTTTTACTTCGTTTAGTCCAGAGATAGAGTTATTTGAAATTTCAACCCATTGCGATGAGGTTCCATCATTTATATAGATTAATAAAGCTGCATTATTAGAATCAAACCACATGTCTCCTGGAGTAGGATTTATGGGTGGCGTAATGGACATAGTATAAACAAGTCCAGAAGACGGCCCTTGAAAGGATGAACCCTTTTTTGTTGTAGCCAGATTGTAATGAAACGCTCCTGGCATTAGTATGCCCCTCCCATTACACATACTTGCAAAGCTGTAGTACTAGCAGTAGTAGTAACACTAACAGAAGCAAAGAGTTTAAAAGTAGATGGTAAAACAAGAGGATTAGCAAAAGTTAATGTGGTTGTAAACCCCGCAACAGTAGTCGAAGGAGTGACAGCGGTCACAAGTATTTCAGTAAACAAATAAGCTGTAGTACCATCCCATACCCAAATGCCTACGATATTACCAGCGGTAGGTGCAGTAAAAGAAGTAGAACAAGCATTAACTTGAATACTGTCAATCCTTAGACCATTAGTAGAGGTTGGTACGACTTCTACTATGTTTGCTGCTGCAAGGCTAGCTGTTGCTGTTGGTCCTCTAGTTGTACAAGCTGTTTGTGCTGCTAGTGTCTTTGCTACAAAGTACGGTGCTTGAGCAAATATAGGTGTTGCTGTTACTGGCATTATAAACCTCCAAAATTGTTAGCTAAGAAAATATCGCTTCCTGATGACTTAGAAGCTGGAGTAATCCAAGACAACACACCGCTTGCATTAGTAGACAGAACTTGACCACTAGTTCCATCCGTAGTTGGCAAAGTCCATATTACATTACTTGCTATACTATCTCCAGCTTTAAATCCTACATAGTTTGTGCCATTAGCTGCTAGTTCGTAGAACCTTAATTCGCTTGTGTTGCCAGCAGAAGTATTAAAAGGAGTTAAATTTAAAGACCTTGCTAAATATAGTGAGTAGTTACTATCTACATAAAGTAGTTTGGTTCCACCAAAGTTTTGTATTCTAAATAAATCTCCTGACTGAGAATCAGCACCTTGAATAACTATGCCAACGCCAGCAGCAGTGCCTGTCAAAACACGAAGTGCGTAAGCATTAGTTATGGTT